ATAACGGGCTGTTCTACAATGAACTTACTTGGGTCAGAGTAGAAGATATTCAGCATGTCCTGAAGACCAGTTACAGGAAAGCCTTCAAAGTTCATTGGCTGAGGAATCCCTGTAAACGCTCCTGGGTCAAAACCAAATCCTCCACCAGCACCGCCGCCGGTTGTTCCACCTTGAGCAAGTTCTTCAAGTTCTTGAAGTGTTAGGTTTGCTCCAGCAGCACCTGATACCCCACCGCCTTCTTCTTCAGTGGCTCCACCTGTGCTAATTTGCCAGTCATTCAAGTCAATATAGTTTTGTAATTGATTATCAAGAATTGCTTGCTGCTGACCACTAGGTAAACCTAGATATTCGTTATATCGTTCCTTCCAAAACTGAGGAAGATTTGCTGGCATATCTACTGAACCATCAGGTTTATCGTCATCGGCATTATCATCGGCAGCGGCAGCAGCAGCAGCGGCTTCTCTTCGGATTTTAGCTAATCGTTCTCTTTCCTCACGAGCAAATATCTCTGCTTCAATAGCGTCAATATCTTCTGGACGTTCTGTGCTTGCAATAGAACCTAAAGCGTCTGAGTCTGTAACAGAAGTAGCACTAGCTAATTCTGCTGCTCTTCTATCTGCTAATTGTTTTCTTGCTGCTGCTTCCATACGCGCTATTTCATCAGCGTCTGTGGCAAAAGACCCTCCGGTTGGGTCATATGATGGACCAACTCCAGTTGTAGGACCAGATGATATTCCTGCAATTTCTTCAGGCAGCTTACCTCCGGTATTAAATGACCCACCTAAGAAAGACTGCTCATCAAATAATGGCTGGTTTGCATTAGCCCTAATTTGAGCAAAATCCTCTGCTGTCATCTGCTGATAGCTTGGAGGCTGATAGAACGGAGAACCTGGAGTTCCTGGCTGAAAAGGCATGGCAGCTTGAATTTCTGCCATTGTTGGTTCAGGGTTTATATTAGGCGCAAACGGGTTGCTTGGAACTTGTTCTCTTCCACCATATATATATTGAGTGGTCTTACCTGAAGTGTTTGGGTCACGAAGCCCTGCACGTATTGGATTATTTGCTCCGATTACCCTGTCATGCCTCATTAGAGGGTATCCGAAATTCTGCTCTCTACGTTCTAGGTAGGAATCTTTCGCGCCCCTACCTACATCCCATTCACGAACATACTCAGAAACATTAGGCGGTAAAGACCCTGATGTAATATTTCCTGTAATTTCAGCAGGAGTTCCTATAAGAGCGGCAGGGACACCACCTTTAGCAACTTGAGTTTTAGCTTCTTGCGGTGAAGATGCGTCAACAGATACGGAAGAGTTACCACCGAAACGCGCTCTATAATTAGCAGGGATTTGAATAAGGTACGTTGCCATTAGACTCTTCCAAACGGAGTTAGCGCATATACGTTTTTCTTAGTGCGCTTCTTGGGTTGCTTTACTTGAGGTATTTCTTCCATACCTTTGAAACTGTTTTCGACTTGTTTTAGATAACGCTTTGCAGAGTCATCAAAACCTAAAAAAGCCATTTCTAACGGGTGTGATCTTTTAGCCATAACTACCCTCTAGCCCCTGGTGAAATATCTGCGCCAGGCACTCTAACATTACCTGATCGTGGACCTGATACTGCTGCTGCCGTTTGACGCATTTCGTCTATCGAACCAGGCATTACAGGTCTAGTAGTTGTAGGAATACCTGTTCCTGGTGCTTGAGGGTTAGTCCCTGCTTGATTGCCTTGCTGGAAGTTGCCAGCGTTAGGCAGTTGCATAGCACCTTGTGTATTCATAATATTCTGAGCAGTCTGCTCTGGTGTAGGAATCTCTGGACCTGCACCTTGACCAGCAGCATCAAGAATGTTTTGAATCGTAGGAATACGAGAGGCTGCTGCTGCTTGCAACTGCTCTTGAATACCAGGAGACTTGAGGAACTCTTCTTCTAATATCTTGGCTCGTACTTCTAGCGGGTTACTTACGCCGCCTTTGCGGAGTGCTGTATCAAGATCAACGTATCCTGAACGCCAAAGGTTTGCCCAAAGATTGAGTCTGCGCTCTTGTTCTTCAGGACTAACAGAGTTTATTCGGACAATGTTGACGTAGTGACCTTTGATGTCTGAAGGTTTTACAACAGCATCAAGAACACCAGCTTCCGTTTTGCCAAATACAGATACTTTGTCATTGATTACAAGTTCAACAATTCGGAGAATAACCTCACCCTTGTCTTGTAACCCACGTTCCATTGCGTCTTTGACCGCTCCAAAGTTCAACGAAGCGATACCCGCAAGAACAGCGGTGTGGTATCCAGATGCTGCTCCAGTAGGACGTTGCCCTCTAGCAACAGCAGGGACTGTATTAGCCTCAATCGCTTCATCTAAGAACTGCTTTGCAACTCCAATTTCAGAAGGTGGACGTGGAGTTTCTCCTACACCAACCTGAACCTGTGGTGGCTTGATGTTCTTCGCGCCAGGAGTATCATCCCACGCTGCCTGAACTTCTTCAGTAATGCCTGGAGGTCCGGTGAACTCAAGAGTAGGCCACGCTGATTTACCTACAATGTCAATGTAATGAGATGCCAGTTGGCTTTGCGCCCGAATCATTTCCATAGACCCGTTTAGCAAACCCATGTATAGCTTATCTGGCTCAGAGTTTCCGGTATCTAAGCCCATTTGAGGCCAGTACATAACCCACGGTAGCCGCCCGTACCCATGTCGGCGTGGCTCCATAACCCATTCGTTATCAGCTACATATGCAACTTGTGAGTGTGTCCAGATTTCTTGAAACTTGATATAGCCCTTTGTATATCTGCCCCACTCTGGAAAGTGTGCTTGCACCCATTCAGCATCTACTTCGTATTCGTAAATAACCCAACGTGGCTGAGTGCCATTGTTCATGTCCCAGATAAGATTCTGTGGATTAACGGCAACAGATTTTATCGGCCAACATATAGATCGCTTTTCAAGAACTTCTTCTACTTGTTCTCTGTATTGAGAAGTAACATCTTCTGAGTGAGGTGGTGGTTCTGGGAAGTCACTCCACTCGTTCGCGATAAATTCCACCTTCTCCCATGCAACTCCGTACAACCCTGCATGTTTTGTCAGTTCTCGATACACAGGAGAGCGATGCTCAATCATGTGGTGCGCTCCAGTGAGGAACTTTTCCATCACTTCTGCACGAGACTGTCCTCTAGGACCAGGTGGAGGCACTGATATGTCTAAAAACTGTGGGCTAACGTGAGATACGAGAGTGTTGATAACAGACTGTGCTGTTCCTAGCCGAACCATTGTTCCGTTTTCAGGAACACTAAAGTCAAAATCGTTTAGGAAAAACCCATCAAGGATTTTTGCTTGGTCTTTAAACTTACGGAATAGTTCGTTACCTGTTGAAGATTTTTCAGAAACCCACGAAAGAGACAATTCAGGCTCATCATTCGGGTTTGATGCTTCTAACTGAATAACTTCAGGTATTTCATGGACAAAATCTAAAACCATTTATTTGATCTCAACAAGTTCTGGGTTCAGTTCTTCGTGTTGCCGCATTTTAGCTTTAGATTTCTGTGCTTTGTATGCTTGCATAAACCTTGATGGACGATATGAAGGATTTGGACGTAACGGATTCATACGCCGAATAGGTCGTAGAAATTCGTGGTTTTCATTTTCGTACCCTGGTGGGTCACATGACATCAATGCTAACAGTTCTGCGTCAACCCAGTCATCATGTTCGTTAGTTTCGTTGTAAAAAACGTAGCTTCCACCACCACCAGGACGAATACTTATGTCTTCAAGTTGCTTTACAAGTGTTGACCAAGAGGCTGGGAAACGGACGGTTTCGTTCTCAAGTGCTATGTAGTAGTTTTGAAATAGTTGATATTTGCTTTGTGCGCTAAATTTGAACGCTGTAACGGGCATACCGGTGTTTAACAGGTGGTCAAATACGACATCACCAAGTCCGGTTGAGTCTACTCTAACATCTCCAATGTTCCATCTTTCGATTTCTTTGGAGATAGTTTGTATTTGGCTAACCCAATCGTTTCCGTTCATTTCGAGTGCGTGAACTGATTCTCGTGTGCGAGCGTTTTTGATTACTAGAACTGTGTAGTCTTGTTTTTTACCGAGGTCAAGACCAGCAACGTACCGCTGGGTTTCATCAGGGAATAGCATTTCCTTTGAAATTGCTGCTGATTCAATTTTGCTTGGCCTAAAGAATCCTCCACCACCGTCTGGTTGTTTTGCGAGGTACATTCGTTCCCATACCGCTTCTGGCATGGTTTCTTTTTCGTCATTGATCGCTTGTTTTTGTTTTTCTGATAGAAACACATTGTCAAACGTCGTGGCTCTAAATGCTTCGTAGTCTTCTGTTTTGTTTTCTTTAGCCCAGTTGAAGAGTTTTGAAAACCAGTGGCTTCGTGTGAATGGTGGGATACCTTCGATACATCCTCTTCCGAGTCTTCCAGAAGAGTTCAACATCGGTCTTAGTTTATTCCAAGCAGCTACTTTAATATCTTGTGCTTCTGTAATCCAGATAAAGTCAGGTCCAGCAGTCTGAAGTGATTCAGGGTCATCGGCTGATTTTATTTCGATGTAGCACTCTCGTCGTGCAATATCAGGTGACTTGAGGTTTAGCCATACAGATCGTTCGTCTTCTCGCCAACCGTCGCCTCTGCCGCCGCCTTGAGACTGTTTACGTCTTACAACAAGTTCTTTAGGCATGAATTGTTTTAGTTCGTTCCATGCTTGTCGAGACTGTGCGAAGTTAGGGGCGACTACCCAAACGTGGATAGCTGGTTCTAGTGTGTGTGTTAGGTCTGTTCCGACAGAGATACCGGCAGCGTCAGCCATTTCTTTTGATGCTAAGAACGGAGTTTTAGATGCTGCGGTGATAGACCGCATGAGTTCTGTGAGTACAGCCCTGCCTTTACCGGCGCGTCTTCCAGCCCATACGACTTTGATGCGGGATTCGGATTCGTGGAATTTGCGTTGCCAGGGTGACGGTGTGTACTTGTATGGCACTTCGCTGCGCTTCCTGTCGTTACGACTTGTTGAGTATGTCTTCTAGTTCAAACAGGCTAGATTCGCCGCTCATGTCGATGGTGTTACTTGGGGTATTAGTTTTGGGTGTTTTTTCTTGTGGAAGGTTGACCATTGGTTCTATTTCGAGCAGTCCGGCTTTTTCGATCAGTTTATTTTCTGCTGCTGATACCTTGCCAGTTTCTGCTTTGATGAATGAGGTTATACCAGATTCCATCATGTAGACCCGTTGAAGTGCCGACCATTTTACTTGGAATGACAGTGGGACTTTGCTTTTGCTGAAGTATGTGGCGGTTCGATATTCGTAGTTGTTGTCAACAAATTCGTTTACAGCTTTTTTGAAAGAAATACTTTTATCGACAAGGTTCGTTGTCTGTGTGTATTCCCAGTCAAAGTCGTCACACATAGCCTCTAACGCTTCTTCACCAACGCCGTAGGAAGGTAACGACACAAAGATACGTCGTAGTTTGCGTGACCATGTAGGCCATTCAGGATAACCGAGCAGTACGTCATCTCTGTATTTCTCAGCAGGAGTTCTGGCACGAACAGAATTTCTTTTAGGCACGATAGTCTTTCCGTCACTACTTTCGTCAATTTGAAGGAGTTTGAGTTGCCGAAAGGATTTAAACCTATGTTATATAATAACGACAGATAGGGCATACCTGGCACTGCGTTTCTAGTCGCTATGCTTCCTGTGCTTTTGTTTGGTCGCAATTTCACAGAGAACCCTATCGTCCTTTCTGGGCAGCCTCGTCATTACCTCCATTGTGACGGGGCTGTTTTGGTTAACAACAACATTGTGACAACAGTGCGAACGAACCGAATTATCCGAATTAACTAGTTCGGGGCCAACAGTGGACAGAATGGGACAGATCGAGGACAAACATCAACATCTCTTCCCCCCTAACAACCCCCCAACTCTAGGCTTTGGGTATGTGGGACACGGGACCCCCCCTAAAGGGGGTCCCTTGTGTCCCTAGTCTAATACTCACATAAGACACTTAGATATTGATGACTTTTAAACAATTGTTGGGACAACATTTGGGACAACATTTCACACTTTTCAATCTCAATGTTGGACAACTTGGGACACTTTGGGACAAAATCTGGGACATGTCACAAATGCCTGAGGACAACATGGGGACAACAGGGGACAACTTAGGACAACAACCCCTCGAAACAACCATGTTGAACTAGAAAACAGTGTGGGACAAAAAAACTCAGCACTCGAAACTCAGCACTCGGAGAGGGTACATATATATCTCACATAGCGACGAGGTGTATCGGCGGTGTTGTACCTGGGCTGTGTGACACGCGCAGTTCGTTACGTGATCATGTCGCGTCGCCTGCGTCCTTACTAGGCTGAGAGTCCTCCGCTGCGCTACATGCGAAGACTTGCACATGCGAAAGCTTGCATCTGGCGTTATC